TCGAGGCTGATGTTTTGGTTGTTGGACATCTTGAGCATCTCGATCTCTTTGTTGAGTTGCAGCTCCATGACTCGTAGCTCAGCGTCCTGTTGGGCGATTTGCTGACGCACTTGCAGCTCTTGCAGGTCGCCTTGGTTTTGAGCTTGGACCTTCTGCATCTCAGCCTGTGCACGCACCTGCGCCACAGCCATCGCTGGGTCGGGTGCTGGGCCTGCGGCCGCTGCCTTCTTCTGCTGCTCTTTGATCTGCTCGATCTCGTCCTCGGACTTGAACACCTCGGCTGGGTCGATGTGCTGGGCCTGCAAGGCTTTCTCGAACAGCTTCTGCGTGTCGAGGTACATGCCATAGACTGGGTTGGCGCCAGCGGCCAACAGGTTCAAGAACGATTGGTTCTGGATGTCACGCACGATCAGCGCGCTCGAGCCACGGGCGTCGATGCTGAAGTCGCCCTTGATCTCTTCGTCCTCGTTGTACAACATGTTGTAGTCGTAGTAGCGACGAATGTGTGGCTTGGTGATCATGTCGTCGAACTGCTTGACCAGACGGCGCAGCACAACGTTCGCACTGGTCATCAGCATCTGCATGCCGCCGACTGTGTCAGGTGCGTTGCCCTTCTCGCCCTGCATGATGGTAGGCACGCCGGTCTCAGCGTCGGCCAGCTCGGTGGCCATCTTGATGATGCCTGCCAGCTCGGCTTGGTGGCTGTTGAACTCGAACGTGCTGAAGGCTGTGCGCACATCGGCAACGTCGTCGGTCGCATACCAGATCTTGCGAGAGCTGAGCTCCCAGCGTTTGTCTGCGGGCTGGATGGCGCCGGGCTTGATGACGATCTGCGGACCGCTGGACACGCCAGCGTTGTCCATCATTTGACGCCATGCAGCGTTCAACACGCGTTGCTGGGCGCGCATCAAGTACGGGATGCCGTAGCCCCACACCGAACCAGACAGCTTTTCCCAGACGTAGAAGTCGTAAGGCAAAGCGCCGTCTTCCAAGGGGTTCATGAACGCCTTGACCACGGTGTTGTTGATCATGATGACGCCTGCGCTCAGTGTGCGCAGCTCGTCCTTTTCGCCAGCCTCAACACCTGCGGACTCGAGGTCGTCGTGGTCGACTTCACCCCAGTAGGTCCACATCTCATAGGTCAAGCGGGCCATGTCGCGTTGGTCTTCATCGGTCAGCTCTTGCAATGTGACCGACTGCTTAGGACCCTCTTCGAGCACCTTGCGCAGTTGCTCCTTCATGAAGCCGGGTTGCTTGGCAAGGTCACGAACCTGCTTGGCTGTGAGCTGCTCGCGCTCGTAGATGCCTTTGCCGTTGTGGATGTTTTCGCCGCAACCGGGGTCGGCCCACACGTTGCGGGGGTCAACACGGAAAGAAGCGGGGCTGAGCTCTTGCACGATCTCGATCTGGTGCACAGTCGCGCCAGTCGCATCGGTCATTGGCTGCCAAGCCTTGCGTGTGCGGCTGGTGACCAATGGGCCCTTGATCACGCCAGTGCCAAGCATGGCGGCGTCGTGAATCACTTTGCGCAACTCAGAGTTGTAGTCGCACTCGATGAGCTGATCTTCGATCTCGGTCTGCATGGCCTCGGCCTTCTTGACCGCGACCTCCAGTGCAGCACGGGCAATGTCACGAACCTTCACAGGCTGGCCACCCTCATTCAAGATCGGCTCGCCCGTTTGTGGGTGCGTCGCGGGATTTTGGTTCTTGGTCATGCCCATCAGCTCTGGGTCAGGCGTAGGCTGAATACCCCAGTTGCGGTCGTCGGTCGGCAGCAAAATGTCTGCGAGACGGGCTTCGGCCGAATTGGTTTTCTGGCGGGTCATGCCAATGAACACCGTCGAGCGGTGTGGCTTGGCGTTGTGGGTCGTGACGGGATAGCCCTGTTCGACCGACTCCATCATTTGGCTCGTAGCCTTGTTGACGTTGTCCTTGTTGTTGTACTGGTCCTCGTCCTGAATCCAACGCTTGTCGACGCCATAGGAATTGCGAGCACGAATCCACTCATCGCGCTGTGCGGCAAGGCCGGCACCAAAGGATTGGAGCTTGTCTTCTTGCTGGCGCTTGAGTTCTTCAGGGTCTTGGTACTCGACCTCGACGTCGATCTGTTGTGGTTGCATTTCCATGTGGTTCCTCAATATCCTGCTATTTCGTCAAACATGCCGAAGGGCACTACGGGGGCCATGCGCGAGTTGCGCAACCTGCCTTCGGCTTCTTCCTGTGTCTTGGCAAAGCGCCGGCCCATCATGGCGTAGCGCGTTGCCGACATCAAGTCGTCGTTCACCTTTACGACCATACCGTCCTTGCGGTGGTACAGCCTGAATTCCTCGAACCAGTCTTCCAAGTGCGCGAACACTCGCAGGCGCATGCTTTGCATGCGGGTCAACATCTCGGACAAGCCAGCTTCGACGCCATTGCTGCCGTCTTCAAACGTGACTCGGTCCTTCAACATGTTGAGGCCCTGATCCTTGTACTGCTTGGCCAGCTGTTCGCCGCTGCCACCCTTGTCGCGTTGCAAGCCGTCATGCGGCCATGCGATCGGCACCCACTCGCCTCGTGCCCTGACAGCCATCGCGTGCCCAGCGATGCCGGGTTCACTGCGACGGTAGCAGTCAGTCACATAGAGCGTGTCGGTGTCACGGTCCCAAGCCATCCACACCACGGCTGTTGGGTGATCGACACCAAAGTCAATCGCCGATATGCGCGGCCAGTGCGGCGGGATGGGGAAGGCGCGACACTTGATCGCGTCCTCAGCAACTGGGAACACTCGACCAGATCCCAAGATCGGGATGCCCTTGGCGCGAGCTTCGCGCTCATGCTCAGGGTAGCTGGCGATGATCGCATCGGCCTGCTCTTTGGTGTAGTGCTCAGCATCGCTGATCGTCATGTTGGTCACGTTCGTGCCCGCTGGCTTCTCCAGCAGGTAACGCTTGACCACCTCGGACATGCCGAGCAATGGCGTGAACGTCACGAACACTTGACCGCCTGTCGCGTTGGTACGCGTCAAGCCTTCAGAATAAATTGGCAGCGGTGGCTCTTCGTCGAACCACACGATGTCCACAGTGTCGGCCTGCCACTTCGTGCGGCCTTGGTCGTAGCTGTTGAACTGAAGCACGCTGTCCTCGCCACACTCATGACGAACAACAACCGAACTCACAGCATCGGGCACGCCTTGCTTCATCGACGTGTCGCGCAAGCTGGCAAACGGGATCGCTCCAGTGCCCCACTCTTCGCGGATCTCAGGCGGGCCAAGCATCAAGCGCTGAATACCCTTCTTGGTCAATTCGCCCGACTCGGAACCACACATAGCACGAATCGCATAAGGGAACCGCTTGCCGGTCCACCACGATGGGTACTTGCCTGTCAGGTGCATAGCCATCTCGAACGCACCAGCCCAAGTCTTGCCAAGCTGGTTGCCCGCCATGAACAATCGTTCACGGAACGAGGCGCCTGCTTCGTGGAAGTCGCGCTGCTTGGCGTAAGGCGCATACGTGGCCAAGCGATTGCGCTTGGCTCGTATGTCTTTAAGTCTCAGCAGTTCGTAAAGCTCGCGCTTCTCATCGTCGTCTAGCAGCGAGGTGTCAATGCGAGTTAGGTCGATCACTTCTTGGTCACCTTGGCAAGCAGCATGTTGAGCCTGTTGTCGAGCTGTTCACTGGTCAGGTCTAGCGTGCCAGACATCTTGACCTCAACGCTCTTGAGCTTGGGCTGCGTGTATTGCAAGAACTCGTTCAACGTGCGCATGCGCGTGTCGACGTCCAGCAAGGGAACCATCACCTGTTTGCCATCGTCACCGATCACTGCCTCGCCCTTGCGGAACAGCGGGATCTCAGCTTTCAATGCGCGTGCGATCTCGACCGCAGGGTCGAGACCTTCTTCAATGCAAGCCTCCGCCACAGCCTTGAGGTTGATGCCCATCGGCTTCTTGCTCTTGGTCTGGTTGGCGTGCTTGCGTCCTGTCTTCGCAGCTGTTGGCATCTCTAGGTCGTCAGCGGTCGCCAGCTTGGGCGGCGCTCCGGCCAGATCAGCGTTTCGGCTGCTTGCTATTTTCTTTGCCATCTCTCATTGCCTTTCGTAGCAACCCAGTCCCAGTGTCGGCTCTGTTGAACTCTTGTGCAGTGGAAACGGGAACGCCCACCTTCTTGGCGAAGGCGGGATTGTGCGCAGCGGCCGCCATCAAGCGGGCTTGCTTGGGCGACTTACTCGGCATGATTAGATCTTGCCGTTGATCAAGCCGTTGTTGAAGCCAACTGGCGTCTTGGCCACACCGCCCTTGTAGGCTGGTTGTGTAGCGTTCGTGCCGGGCATTGGCACAGACACTTTGCCGGGGATCTCGCCACGGCCTTGTGATTGGTTGCTGCCAACGGGGCCGGGGATGGCTGCGCCGTTCTTGAGCGAGCCGCCTGCGGCGCGCATAGTGTTACGTGATGCTGGGTTTGAATAGTCTTGCATGTGATTGCTCCGAGGATTAGGCCATCAGGCCGGGTTGGGGTTTGCGGCTGGCCGCCTCTTCATTCCACATGGCACCGTATTCCTCGGTGCCTTCTGTGGCCTGCTCTTTAGGACTCTCGCCGGCCTCTTCGGCCAACATGTTGTCCACGTACTGACGGCACTCGTCAATGCTCTCGCACTGATACGGCTCGCCGCCTTCGCTGCTCATCACCATGATCTGGCCGTCGTCGGCAATCTCGATCGTAATTGTCTTGGCCATACGGGCTCCAGATGTGAAAAGAGCCGCAAGGCGGCTCGGTTTGTGGGTTTCGTGCAGACGCACGGACGCGGGCAGATATTAACTCAAACGAAATTTAAGGTCAACAGGCAAAAGTCAAGAAAACTTTGTTGTATTTTTACAACACTTTGTTGCTGTCAAACAACACATAAAAAATATTTTTCAAATAATGCTAGACAGTCACTGTCACTGTGCTACATTTGAGTCAAGGGGAAAGCAAAGCCCCCCACCGCCAAGGATTCAGCGGGATACAAAAAGGAAACCAGTCGATTACAAAGTACCTCGCGGGAAATTAAAGACCAGACCGCTAAGACTCAGTCCCCAAGACTGCCGAGTGCGAAGGATGACCAAAGACCAGCGTGCTGTTCTTTGGCGGCGTATTCAGGCGGCCGTGACAGCTTGATACTTTTTGGAGATCGATATGCCAGTTGTTTTTCTGACCATCAAAATCGTTTACGGTGTTCCTAAGATCTACCCTGATCCAACCAACACCACTGCTGTGCAGCTTGCCAAACTCACCGGCAACAAGACGTTCAGCAATCAAGACGTCGCCACTATCAAGGCCCTCGGCTTTGAAGTCCAGTATGTCGACGCTTACGCCAGCGCTCAAATCTAATAGGAGCCGCGTCATGTCTGCATTCATCTGCTCTGACCGTCAATTTGCGGTCATCGCCAAATGGCTGGCTTCAAGCCCGGCTCGTCAACAAACCATTGCTGACACGCTCAAACGTGAAAACATCAAGTCGGTTAACTGGCGCTACAAGGAACGCAATCGCTTTCGCAAAGTCAACCTCGACGCTTGCGCTCCCAGCGATCTCGAACTGTTTACGGTCAACGACATCCTTGGTTTGCTGAACTGCGTTGACTACCAGTCGTGTGAACCCACCGACTACGACGACACGATCTACGCGCTCGCGTCTGACTTGCTTCTCGCTCGCGGTGCTGTTGCAAACAGCTCCAAGTATTGGTCAATCTAAGGGGTACATCATGGCTAAAAAATCCATCGCTTCCATCACCAAAAACGACATCGACAACCTCGGTTGCCTGCTGGCTGACATCAGCCGCCTGACAAAACAAGCTGACGAGATCAAGACTCGCCTCAAGGAAGGCGGCATCAGCAGCTACGACGGCGACCTGTTCAGCGCGGTTGTGGTCAAACAAGACCGCACCAGCTACGACCCACGCAAGGTCGAGGTCATGCTCGGTGACAAGGTCAGCTTGGTTGAACGCGTGACCAGCGTGACCAGCGTCAAGGTCACTGCTTTGAAATCTGTTTAAGGGGTACATCATGAGAGTTGTTTATCGGGCCCCTGCGGCCACTGTGTTCTACGACTTTGACTACGAAGAGTTCGTCGTCAAGTTCTACCGGAACGGCGCCTACGTAGAAAACGCCGACTACTTCACTGACGATCGCAACGACGCCTGCGGCACTGCCGATGCGTATGAACTACTGGAGGCTTGACATGGACGGCATCAAATACATCCAAGACCGCATCAACATGTATGCGGGCACACCGTTTCCCAACAACACCAGCCGCGCGCTCAAGGCGTACTGGCTCGAACAGATGGACCTGTACAAGGCTTATCTGCGCGGTGAGGTCAAACGCACCGCACTCGACCTTGACATGCAAGGCGCCATGATGGGTTGGGTAATGCCTGAATGGGGTTACGCAAACAGCTGATCACAGCGTGCAGGGCACTGACAAGTGCTCTGTGCAGTGCGATCCGCACTCTGGCTTCGGCCAGCTTCTAAACCAGTCTCAATAGGAATTTTTATCATGGCACACGAACTCACCACCTCTGCTGACGGCCGCGTCGAATTTGCATACCTTGCTTCGGACGGCACACCTTGGCACGGCTTGGGTCAAGCACTCGACGATGGCACTAGCCTCGATGCTTGGCGCGAAGCTGCTGGCATGGACTGGCGCATCAAGCGCGGCATCGTTCGCTACAACACGGACTTCAACGGCTCACAGCTTGAGTTGCCCGAACAACACGTTCTCTTCCGTTCTGACACCAAGGCGCCTCTCGGCGTTGTGTCCAGCCGCTACCAAGTCGTTCAACCCGGCGAAGTCATCGAGTTCTTCCGTGACATCGCCCGCGCTGGCGGCTTGGAGCTGTCTGCTGCTGGCACCATCTACGGTGGCAAGCGCTTCTGGGCCACGGCCAAGATCGGTGAGGCGTCACCTGCCTCGGTCGCCGACACCATCGGTGGCTACATCTTGATCAGCACCAGCGCCGACGGCAGCTTGGCCACTGAGGTTCGCCGCACCACGGTTCGCACCGTGTGCAAGAACACTCTGGCTATGGCAATGGCTGACGCCAAGGCTTCGGTCAAGGTGTCTCACCGCTCAGTGTTCGATCCCGCCTCTGTCAAAGAGTTCATGGGCTTGAACACCGCTGCATGGGATGCCTTCCGCCACAACGTGACTCGCTTGGCCAACATCGAGTTGCTCGAAGAAGAGGCAGCGTCCATCGCTGTTGACGTCTTCGGTGGCGGTGAGAAAGCCCGCGAGACTGCTGGCTTCAAGAAGGTCATGTCGTTGTTCAACGGCGCCGGCATGGGTGCTGAGATGGACGGTGTGTTCGGTACTCGTTGGGGCATGCTCAACGCGTTCACTGAGTACGCTGACCACCACGCTCGTGCTCGCACTGACGAGAACCGCTTCGTGTCCTCTCAGTGGGGCACCAACGCTGACCTGAAGCAACGCGCCTTGTCTGCGCTGTTGCCAGCCTGACCGTAGCGTGCAGGGCACCCACCCGGGTGCTCTGTGCAGTGCGGTTGCACTACCGATCCGGCCGGTTGCTGGAACTTTGGAGATCCAAATGCTTACCTTAAACGACATCAACAACATTGAAGTAGACGAAGAAGTTTCTGAGTTGGACTACTACCTCAGCATCCAACGCGCCATCAACAGCGGCATGTGGGGTTTACAAGGCAGCTACGGCCGCGCCATGATGGACGCCATCAAGTCTGGCCGTTGCATGCTGGGCACTACGTCTGGTCGCGACTACTACGGCAACGTGATTCCTTCACGCAACGACGTACAGCCCGGCAGCAAAGGCAGCAAAGACTTTGTCATCGACGCTGTGGGTATCGATTGGGCCAACGACATGGAAGCCGCATGAGCTACAACAACTTCTACGAAATCTTTACCAACAAGGTAAAGGACTACGACTACTACACCTGCCGTCGGGCCATGATCGACTGCTACGACACGTTGGCAATACGCAAGGACCTGCCAACCGACGACCCCTACTACATCAAGCTATGGGCTGAAATCGACGCCCTTCGCGACCGCCAAATGAATCTGATCAAGGAGCCATCATGTTTGAACGCCTAATCTTCGCAGCCACCTACATCTCTGCCACCGTCGTGCTCGTGCTCGACATGTTTATCTGGAGACCCTTCTAATGTCAAACGTTGCTGACTTCGCCCTCGTGCTCGAGGCCCTGCTCAACATGCCCGAATACGACGGCACGGCTGCAACCAGTCGTGAACGTCAGAAGGCCAAGAACGCGGCCAAGCGTTTGCTCAAAGCCTATCGGGATGACAAGGCCCTGCGCAAAGGCGCGCTCACCAAACCGCTCAAGGTGAAGTAATGAGTGACGACAGCGTATGGCTTGCCTGCTACCGCGAGATCAAGCGCCAGAAAAAGCGCAGCAACCTTGCGTTCTCAACACGCCAGCTCACCGAAGCTGGCCTGACGTTCACGTCCAACAACTACGGCGTCCACTTGGTGCTCATGAAGGGCAGCCAGCCCATCGACTTCTGGCCAAGCACTGGCCTGTGGTGGATCAGGGGCACGCCCAACAAACGCCGTGGCATCGACGGCCTCATCAAATTTATGAAAAAGGAAACGCCATGACCGCTACATGGGCCCTTGTCTTCATGCTCTGCTCAAGCAGGTGCGAACCTCAGTACGCCATCAACTACAGCTCGCGCGGTGAATGCGTGCGGGCCATCCCCAAACAAGAAGGCATGGTCATCAAAGAACGCTATGTCTGCATCCCCATCTCGAAAGACTGACCAATGAAACAACTCAACCTCAATGAATTCCTAGACCTGCCGTGGTCGACCAACGTGCGCGAGAAGCTGCGATCGTTCGCTGCTCAGGACGACACCAAGTACCTCGTGGCATGGGACAACGCAGGCAAGATGTCGGCCTCGGCCTTCACATCCAAGCCGGACCAATGGCCAGACACCGCTCTGTCGATCTGGTCCAAGGACAAAGACTTGGGGCATGAATCCCTGCCCACCAAATCGCGTACCATGCTGGCCGTCGACTTGGTCGAGTCTGGACTGACTGTCTACGCGGCTGCCAAGCAGGCAGGCGTGAACCAGTCAGCCGTCCACCGCGCTATCAAGCGCCGGGAGGACAAACCGATCTGCCCGTGCTGCGGGCAAGTCGTTAGAAGTCAAGCTGCCTAGCCAGCTTCCTCATGATGGCCGCTGCGATCTCCTGCTCAAGGCGGGCGATTTCAGCGGCCAAACTTTTTTCTGCTTCACCCTCTAGGTCTCGACGCCCAGTGCCACGGCAGTCGACACAGATCTCGTCGCTCAACACGGGCGCCCCCTTCAAAATCCCAAAGCCCCGCCCGTGGCAGGTGGGGCACACGTCCTTGGACAAGTGGTGCATCACCTTGTACACCACCGTGACCGGGTGCCCAAGCTCCACAAAAGCCTCAGCAATGCGAAAAACCTCTCGGGTGTCACCTGCATACCTCCAACGCCAAATGGATAGCCCCAGCGCGTTATTTACCCCCGCCATGCCGCACGCTCGCACGAAGTCAACGTCGCCAATCTCGTTGACCGGTACCTCGCCCAAATTCTTGGACACCTGCGCCTTGGTAATTCGTTCTTTAAACATCACTTCCCCTTTGCTTCGTTTACTGCATCCAACAACGCCTGCTGCATGTTGCCCTTGTTGGCCAACACCGCCATGATTCTTTCATCGATTGTGTTGACCGACACAAGGTGGTGCACCACAACCTCATCCGTCTGGCCAGACCTCTCGATCCGTGCGTTGGCCTGCTCGTACAGGTCAAGGCTGAATGGCAGGCCGAACCACACGATCACATGGCCACCCACCTGCAAGCCGTCCACGCCGTGGCCACCGCTTGCTGGGTGCATCAGCATCAGGTCGATCTTGCCTTGCTGCCACTGGCGCAGTGACGCCTCGCCGTCAAACTTCACAACCTTGCACCGGGTCACGTCCTTGAACCATTCAAAGATCCGGTCCATGTCGTGCACGTAGCTGGTGAAGCACAACACCGGCTCGCCCTGTTCCACGATCTCTTGCAGCGCCTCGAGCTTGGCTTGGTGGATCTCGTGCACCTGCTTGTTGTCGTCGTACACCGCGCCGTTGGCCATCTGCCCCAGCTTGCCGGCCAGCACTGCGGCGTTGACCGCCACCACGTTGCCCGTCACAAGGGTCTGCTCCAGCTCACGGTATCTGGCCATGTCGAATGCCACTGGCACCACGTTGTCGATGCGCCCCGGCAGCGTCACCCCACTGTCCACGCTCACCATCACGTCCTTGACCGCTGTCTGAATCTCGTTGCGTGCACCCGCCTTGAGCTTCCAGCTGTAGATCACCGTGCCGTTGCGCTTGTCTGGCGAATACCACTTGTCCCGATACTTGGTGATGCCCGTGCCCAGCCTGCGCCCGCTGTCCATGATGCTGATCTGTGGCCATAGGTCCAACAGGTCACCGTTCGGATCAGGCGTGCCGCTCAGGATGAACAGCTTCTTGACCTTGGACCTCACCGACTTGAGAGATTTCCACGACTGGCTGCTGCGGTCCTTGAAACCCCGGTTCTCGTCGATCACCACCATGTCAAATGGCCAAGGCGTCACGGTGTTGACCAGCCAAGAGAAGTTCTCACGGTTGATCACGTACACGTCCGCATCGCTGGCCAGTGCCTCGGCCCTTTGCTTCGGTGTGCCAAGGACCTTGGCCACACGCAACCGCTTCAGGTGGTCCCACTTGCTGGCTTCGGTGTGCCACACCAGCTCGGCCACCCGCTTGGGCGCCACCACCAAAACCTTCTTGATCTCGAACACCTCGTTCATCAGGTGGTCCGCTGCTGTCAGTGCCGACACGGTCTTGCCGCCGCCCATGCGCAGTGCGATCAGTTGATACGGACTGTTGACCATGCGGTCAATCGTCACCTCTTGTGCGTGTCTAGGCGAAAAGTGCATCGACTGCCTCCGCTGAATCGACCCAAGTGGCGCAGTGCCCCAGCTCGGTGATCTGGTTGATGAAATAAACCTGCAAAGGTCTTGGCACCTCACCCTTGGCCTTGACCTCCACCATCTTGAAATACTTGGCCACGATCTCGCGGTGCTCAGGTGGCACTGGCAGCAGCACGATCCGGTCCGTCACACCAGCTCGACTCGGGCTGACGAACTTCATGGCTATCCCGCCTTTGGCTTTCGCCCGGTTGGCCAACCGCTCTTCGATTTTCTTTTCGCTCATGCAAGCTCCGGGAAGTTTAAAAATATTTTTGGTCCTTGGATTTCCAAGGCCAATCGGTCTCTTGCAATCGCCGCTGCCAGCTCACTTTCGTATCGGCCCCGCTTTACTGATCTCCCATTCACCGTCACCTGAGCTCGCCAAGGTTTCAAAGCCGATGATGCGTCGTAGAACACTCCTCGGTATTTAGACTTTGTGGGCCTCACCTGTCTGCGCATCACCTTCAAAGTTGACTCCAGCTTTTCCATCACAAACCTTTCAAAGCAAAGCCGCATCTTAGCAGGGTAATCTTTTAACAGGGTAATAGTGTCAAGGGTTTTACAGGGCATTTGATTTCCTTATATATAACTCTGTAAACTTTTATTTTCTTCCTTCCAAAATACAAATTTACCAAAATATGTACAGATTATTCTATTGCCCTGTATACCCTTTTTAGTGTTTTGCTCAGTGTTCATGCGGGTTTCAAGGAGGGTATTACCCAAGGGTAATAGGCAGGGCATTAGACTTCTATTACCCTAAAAACTCTGATTCCTCGACAGGGACAAGAAACAAAGCGCGTCCGTTTGACTTGCGTCGTTGACCACCATTCAGCCGACGTAATGCCCTGCCCGCAGCAATCGTCTGACCCTTTGAGGGTTCACGGACACCAATCTTCATCAGCACATCGGTCGCCGTCACCCACGATTCGCCACTCAGACCCAACATGCTCCAGTCGAAACCGGCAGCGATCCGCTCCTCGATCGGGTCGGTCACGGTGAACTCTTCGTTGTGCTTGCTCAGCTCTTCGACCTCGTCCTTGCTCAGGTTCCACAGCTCACCGCCCTGCCAGATCGTCAGCACTTCAGCCCACAGCTGCTGCATGTCGATCTTGTGGCTCAGGTCGAAACCCTCCACCTCGATCGACCAGAAGCGTCGGTTGCCGGTGGGGTCGTTCAAGTACAGGGGCTCGTTGACCGTGCCACCGAACACCGTGCGGCGTCCGAAGTTGGACTCGCTCATCGCGTATGGGCGACGCAGCTTGTCCATCGACTGAGTCGTGAACGACTTCAGTGCGCTGATCTCAGACTTGGAGAAGGTTGCATCGAGCTCACCCAGCTCCACGATCCAGTAGGACAGGGCGATGAAGATCGAGTCCTTGCTTCGCATGTCGAGCGTGTGGCCAGTAAGGATCGCGTCAAGTTCGTGCGGGGCCAATCGTTGGAACCACGTCGTCTTGCCGATGTTTTGCGGACCGACGAATGTCAAGATGCCTTGGTTCGCGATGCCGTCGGGGCTGAACGCTGCGGCCACCGCTTGGATCAGCCACTTGCGCATCAGCTTGCGCTTGATCTCTTCGCCGTGTGCCACCTTGACCGTGGAGTAGAACTCTTCCAGTCGTGAGACACCATCCCAAGGCGTCGAGTCGATCCAAGTGGCCACAGGGTTGTATTGGTTCTCGTCAGCAAGCGTGATCAGGAATTGAGCAACGTGCTTGGTTGGCATGCGCACGATCTCGCACTGACTCAACACATGCGAGATGGCCGCGTTGTCGCGGTTGTCCCGGGTGAAGGACGTGTTCGGGATCAACAGCTCGATCGCCTTCTTGATCACGTTGTACCGCACAGAGTAGTCGACCTTGTCGATCAGCGCTCTGAAGTTGGGCAGCGTGCAGGTAGGGTAGCCGTCGTCGTTGAAGTGAACGAAGCCGCCGGTCGCCTTCACCCGTGCTCGCACCCAGCCACGTATCGTGGCCATCGGCAGCTTGGTGCCTAGGTCCTTGATCTTTGTTTGAATGGCCACAGCGATCTGTTCGCGTTCGATGTCAGAGATCTCTGCCGTGTGCGCAACCTGAGCTGCGATCTTCTCTTGCAGTTGGTGAGCGTCGGTGCACTTGTCGATGGCTTCCATCATCAGCTGCATGGCAGCCTCACGCTTGTCTGTCTTGGCGCCTTCGCGTGCGTCCTTGGTGATGTGCAGCATCGACGCAAGAGTCACTGCGCCGCGACCGTTGGCGCGTTGCTGGCTGAAGCTGGCCCACTTCTCAGCACAGTAGCTGTCGACCCACTTGCTTGAGCCGGCCGACCAGTTGTCCCATGCGTCGAGCCATTCAAGATCGCCACCGCCTTGGTGATGGAGAGCTGCACCCACCTTGAGCCACTCTTCGTAGCCGCCATCGGGGTCCAAGTGCACGAGCACTTCATCGACAACGCGGTCAAGGTCCCAGCCCTCGAGCGCGGACTTCATCGTCATCAAGAACGATCCGTCGTCGTCACTAGGTGCAGCGCCCAGCTGTTCGTCCCACACCTTCTCGACCAACCAGTTCAGGTCCTGCACTCCGTGGCTGTAGCCGGCACGTCCGTTCAGCACTCGGCCGGTGACGGTGAAGTAACGACCGTCCTTGTACAGCTCGACGCCGACCTCCTTCTTGGTACGTGACCCGTCAAGGTTTGTGTTGCAGAAAATCTTCAGGCCCGTGCCCGATGGGCTGACCTCAGCGTAACCGTGCACGCGCTCGACGACCTCTTTGGCGAAGTCGTTCAGCGTGCCGGTCTTAGGATCTCGGCAGTCATCAAGGTCGATGCCGTGAAGGTCACCGCCAAGCACAATGCCCAAGCCGTCGAAGTCACCCATCAGCAGGGCGTCCGCAGCTTCGTCGAACGTGCACCACGTCGCGCTGTTGGTCGAGCTGGCGTAGGCGTTCTCGCATGTGAATGGGATCTTGCTCCACACGAATTCGCCGTTGGGCTTTTTCTTTTTCGTGTAGCGCCACAGCACCCAGCGAGGCAGTGCTTTTAAATCTTCGGGGATAGACAGCGTATTAACGGGCAGAGCCGTTGGTCTGTTGTTCATGATGGCCCCCGCTTAGTTGTGTTGAAACTGGGGCTGGTTCATCAAAACCTTCGCTTGCAGCAACGCCTTGCGCAGGCCGTTGTCACTGTCAGACTTGATCAATGCTGCAACGATGATGGCCTCATCAGCCGGGTCAAGTCGCAACTCACGCGTGGCTTCTAGGCAGTCAGCCAGAAGGTCTTTGAAATACTCTGTTCTTGAAAGCATCTTCATCTCCAATTTACACACTGGCAACCGGCCAGCTCGGATGTAGGTTGTTGGTGGCTGGTACTGATATCCAGCTTTCCGATTTAACGGGTCAGAGGGGGAAACTTTCACCCTGCATCTCGTTTCCACTTTCTATTTACCCCATTCGACTTGCGTCAAGGCGGGGGATCACTACGTGGACCGCTGCACGCATCAGCCTGCGCATTCACCAACACAGAAGCCGCCCGGCCACTCCGGGACTTCGCGCTGCGGGTAACGACCCCCGGCTTCTGTGTAGGTTGTTGGCTACTTACCTGTGCGTCACCTCTATGCTATGGGCATAGCGACTTTCCTTTGACAGTGTTGGCCAACACGGCTGGGGACTAATCATGGATGAACCCATATAAGCGTCAATCCCCATGCGTGATGGTCTTCGTCTCTCCGAAGTGTCACGTCGTTCTGCTGGACTTCTGCCTCCAGACGTTCTCATGGCGCACATTACAAACAATCCAGCTTGTGCGGCACCCCGTATCTTGGGCCGACAAGGCACGGGCCGAAACCCATGCGTGTTAGTGCGGCGTCTCCCCAACAGGCAGCATGTGGAGCAACGCGCGCTCGACCTGCGTTCTGAATGTGGCAACAGCCTCATCATTACAACTCAAAATAATTCTAAGCTCACCGTCGTCGATCACCAGCTCCGAGCCGTGAACCAGCTCGCGCATAACTTCAATCGACAACAGGACTCGAACCTCTTCCACTACCTGCGACCCCGCAAAGCCGACCAGTCAATGTCAGGTCGCATTTGTTCTGCACGCAGGCCAAGGCGCAAGCCTCGGGCGATACGTTCGAGTTGGGGTACGCGGGCAACAGGGATCAAACCCTTCGACCCCCACAAGCTAACAGCCTGCGAGCGAATGCCCAGCAGGGCAGCCAGCTTGACTGGGCCACCAAAGCGTTGGATTATTTCACGAGTTGTCATAGGGCGGCATGATAGCGTTGTTTACATGCGACGCGCAATAAAAATATTTTTTATTTATTTGTTGACAGACCCGATGAAAGCAGTGTTATCATCCAACCCGTCGACAACGACACCGAGTAAACCAGCTAAACCAGAACCGAAAGGAATCACATGAACGCCCTGCGTCAGATCGTGCTTGCATTGAGAGAACACTTCAAGATGCCAAGCCCCATAGTCATCGCCCAGCGCGAATACGAAGAAGCCCAGCGCTCTCTTCTTGCTGCACAAAGCGCAGCCGAATACTCCCTCCGCATATCGGCCTACCACTCAGACCGCATCAAGCGTTTGTCTGCGTACTTGACCGACGCGTATGCGAAGGAGCAGGAGAAGCTGCGTGACCAAGCCTGAATACGACAACCACTTTGTGGTTCGCACCAAGATGCAATTAGCTTACGCGTTGCTGGCCGGTTCGTACCCAACCTACGAAGAGGCGCGAGCCAACCCGTTTGATGTCGTGTTACTCGGGACCAATTTGCGTCTTCGGTTTCCAGAAGGTTTGCACGCAGAGCGTGCGGCCAAAGCGGCGGCCCAAGTACGGCGCCTTAACAAATCAGTTTTTCAACCACAGTAAAGAGAGATGGCAATGATCACAATTACATTCAACCCACAAAACGCAGAGCAAGTTCAGATCTTGGCCCACGCGATGGTGTCTATGCTAAACACCAGCGACGCCCCGCAAGTCGAGGTGCCTGAGCCTACACCCGAGCCGGCGAAGGAAGCCCCAGCAAAAAAGCCGAGGGCTGCGAAGGCCCAACCTACCGATGCGATTGCAACAGCAACGGGTTCCTCCGAGCAGTCGCCTGCCTCATCAAGCACCCCGACTGCTGCCCCAACGTTCACCCTTGAGCAAGTGCGCGCCAAGCTGTACTCACTCAAGCAACAAGGCAAAGATGTCGGCGCGCTGATCGCAGCGACCGGCCACCCCAACCTGACCGCCATCCCGGCGGCAGACTACCCAGCCCTCATGGCCAACGCGGAGAAAATGTAATGAACTACGAAAAACGAACACTCGGACCTGAGAACTACGTGGGCGAAGCTATCAAAGGTGCCATGCCTTCGCAGACAGCAAGCGTTCAAGAAAAACCCATGGTCTCTGCACTCAACGAGTTGGAGTACGGCATCAGCCGACTGCACGAAGACATCATGTTCTTGTCAGGGCGCCTCGAACCTGTTCGCTCAAGCTGCCCGCCGAGCGTCAAGCCTCAGACTGACAAAGGCCCCCGTGCTTATGGCTCACTCACGGCGTTCATCGTCGAGCAAACTCAACGCCTTGATGAGATCCATCGTCAAGTCGCAAACCTAACCCAAGAACTGGATATTTAACATGGCAAAAATCACACTCATCATTGAAGACCAAGGCGACGAGGTTACCTTGCAAGGTACCGTCGAACCTGAGATCACAGCGGACAAGACTGTGTTCAGCACAGCCGAGATCATTGGCTTGTACATGCAGAGCAACATGTCCAGCATCATGGCCGCTTCGATCAAGTGGGCACAGACACCTGACACGGTGGACGACGCACAGATCAAGCAGACTAGCAACATCATCTTGCCGGGCGCATCACTGTGACCAAATGGAAACAGCGTCGTCGTGAGCGCGAGCAATTGCTTCAGCAGTTTGCGGTGGCGTCGTTGCCTGTGTTCTTGGACATGATTCTTCAGAATTGCATCAAGGCACACGCAAGTCAAAAACAAGCCATAGAGCTTCGCCAGACAGCAGCCGAATGCGCATGGACTCATGCCGAAATAATGTTAAGGACTAAGAACCATGACAATTGAACTAGCACACGCCAAGCTCAGCGCCAGCGGCTCTGAGAAGTGGATGACCTGCACACCCAGCGCACGCGTTGAAGAGCAGTTCATCGACGAGAGCAGCGAGTTTGCACGCGAAGGTACGTTTGCCCATGCTGTCTTCGAGCAGTCGTTGTTGAACTACCTCGGTCGTCCGGTTGATCCGCTGCCCGTGGACTTGATCCACTTCGACAGTCAAGCACTGCGTGACTTCGTGCAGCAGTCAGTCAACTACGCCATCGAGCGCATCGAGGCAGCGCGCGAGCGTTGCAAAGATCCAGTGATCTACGTTGAGCGCCGTCTCAACTTCAGCGCTTGGGTCCCCGAAGGTTTTGGCACAGGCGACTTGGTCATCATCACCGATGGCCTCGTCGAAGTGTTGGACCTGAAGTATGGCAAGGGCATCTTGGTCGAGGCACAAGACAACAGTCAGATGCGACTGTACGGTCTCGGTGCTTACGCTGAGCTGGCCGATCTGTACGACATCACCGATGTGCGCATGACCATCTTGCAGCCACGTCTCAACAACTACGGCAGCGAAGAGTTGCCAGTCAAAGAGTTGTTGGCGTGGGCTGATAAGTTTGTCGTGCCCGCTGCTGCACTGGCGTGGGAAGGCAAAGGCGAGTTCGTCGCCGGTGACCACTGCACCAGCTGTTTTTGCAAGGCTAGGTATACATGCCCCGCGCGTGCAAGCCAAGCCCTCGAAGTGGCCAAGCAAGAGTTCGACGTTGTCGAATCTGCACAGCCACCACTACCTGAAAGCCTGACCGTCGAACGCATAGCAGAGCTATTGCCCAAAGCGGACATGGTGATCAGCTGGTTCACTGACTTGAAAGCATACGCACTCAAGCAAGCAGTGGATCACAACAACGTCGTGCCCGGGTACAAGCTCGTGGCCGGCCGAAGCAATCGTCGTTACGAGAACCAAGACGCCGTGGCTGAGAAGCTACTGGCGGCCGGCATTCCCGAAGCGGTGATCTACGAGCGCAGCCTTCTCGGCATCACTGCTATGGAGACCGCGATCGGCAAAAAGAAATTTGCTGAAGTGCTGAGCGATCTGATCGTCAAGCCCGAAGGCAAACCCACTCTGGTCCCAGTCTCTGACAAACGACCAGAACTCAACTCGGTGGCATCCGCCATCGGTGACTTTTCCTAAACCAGTCTAGAAAGAAAACCATGTCTACAGATTTGAAAATCGTAACCGGCAAAGCCCGTCTGTCATTCACACAAAACTTGTTCACACCTGACGACAAGGGTTCATACTCTTTGTTGATGTTGATCCCCAAGACCGACACCGACACAGTGAACAAAATCAAAGCGTCGATCGAGGCTTACAAGACGAACCCCAAAGCAGTCAACATCTGGGGTTCAAAGTTCTTGGCCAGCTTCAAGACACCTTTGCGTGATGGCGACACTGAGCGCGATACTGAAAAGAATCCTGAGTACAAGGGCCACTACTTCTTGAACGCCAACACCTACAACAAGCCCGGTGTTGTCGACGCACAGAAGAACGAGATCCTCGACAAGAAAGAAGTCTATAGCGGCTGCTATGGCCGCGCTTCATTGGTGCCCTCAGCGTACAACGTTGACGGCAACAAAGGCATCAAGTTCTATTTGAACAACGTGCAGAAGCTGGGCGACGGCGAGCCATTGGGCGGAGCAGTGTCACGCGCTGAAGATGACTTCACCGCAGTCGACGACGACTTCTTGGCCTAATAGTTTTCGGGGCCGAACGTTGCAGTTTTACCAACACGGTAGAGCATACAGACCCTGCAACAAGTAGGCCCCACTTTTGAAAGATCACCATGTCACAACCACCTATCCTCACTATCAAGATGGTCCCTGCCGGCATTGAGATTGTCCGCGCTGCGTTGAATCAATCCACCATGCCTCATGCACAAGTAGCCCCGTTGCTTGCAGAGATCGTAGGCCAAGCTCAGTTTCAGTTGCAACAGTTAGCTGAGGCAGAGAAAGCCAAGCAAGAGAAAGTCAAGGCGCCGAAGCAGCCACGCAAGAGCAAGCCTGCCAAGGTTGAAGAGCCTGCCGACGATCCAGATTCCTCTGACGTCCTCGCGTAAGGTCCGCCCCAGCGATGGGGCATTTAGGTGAGGGCCAGCCCTCACCCAAATGGAACAAGAAACCTTTACACCCGAACAGCTCTGGGTATTGATCCGCCACTACGAGCGGCTCATCGCCCAGCTACTTGAACAACTGGAGAACACATGATTCACAAATGCATTAAAGAAATAAACGAACAGTTAACAGAGCACAACGGCATCCTGTCTTTGGCGATTGACTGCTCAGTGGAAAAGCGAGAGCTAATCCAGTTGAGCGTTGAAAAGCTGGACTTGAAGGTGCGTAAGAAACCCCCTGCACTGTTCGCGTCTTACTGCCCCTTTTGCGGCAAAGCCTTGAAAGGCATGGTATGACGCATGAACAGCTTGCAGCTTTTGCCGCCCTTGGTTTGGTAATTGAATTTAGCCCACAGTCGCTAGGCGAAGTCGAAGACTACGAAGCCTTTAAAGCGTCGGTTGCTGAGATCGAGCGTTACCTAAGCCCACGAGTGGCCGATGACGCCGACGTACTGACGTCGATCATGATCGTGTTGCGCGAAGCAGTGCAAGAGGCGAAGGCCGCCCAATGATGACACTTCTGATCGTCGGCCTGTTGGTTGACACCTACATCGACCGCTTGCTATGACCACACTACGAATTGACCTTGAGACATACAGCGACGTCGACCTGAAGAAGTGCGGCGTGCACAAGTACGTCGAGTCCGAAAACTTTGAGATCATGTTGTTCGCCTACGCGTTCGGCGACGGACCAGTAAACGTAATCGACCTGATGGCAGGCGAGAAGATCCCGCAGCACGTAGAGCGTAGCCTCTGGGACCCAACCGTCATCAAGGCTGCGTACAACGCCGCGTTCGAGATGGCGTGTTTGACGCGACACTATGCAGTGCGCATGGACGAAACACAATGGCGATGCACCAGTGTGCACGCGCTGTACCTTGGCCTGCCCGGCAGCCTTGCCGACGTTGGCAAGGTCATCGGCTTAGCAGCAGACAAACAGAAAGCATCGATCGGCTGGTCGTTGATTCGTTACTTCTGCCTGCCATGCAAAGCAACCAAAGCGAACGGTGGCCGCACGCGCAACCTGCCGCACCACCACCCAGAGAAGTGGCAGCTGTTCAAAGATTACTGTGGCCAAGACGTTGAGTCTGAGCGCGCGGTGTCGATGAAGCTGGCCAAGTTCCAAGTGCCAGACGAAGAGTGGAAGTTGTGGCACCTCGACCAACGCATGATGAACAAGGGCGTCAAGGTCGACCGCCAGTTGGTGATGGCCGCGATCGAATGCGACAACATTTTCAAAGAGCGCATGACCAACGAAGCGATGCAGCTCACAGGTCTTGACAACCCCAACTCACGCAACCAGTTGCTCGCGTGGTTGCAAGAGGCAGAGGACGATGACTCGATCAAGGACCTGACCAAGAAGGCGATCCCCAAGATCCTCGAGTCCACCAGCAGCGACGTCACACGACGCGTGCTGTCACTGCGTCAAGAGCTGGCCAAGACTAGCGTGTCCAAGTACCACGCGATGGCCCGCGCCATGTGCGACACAGACAGCGCGGTCAAAGGGCTGACCCAGTTCTACGGTGCGAACCGTACCGGCCGATGGGCTGGCCGTCTCGTGCAGGTGCAGAACCTGCCACAAAATAAATTGAAAGACATCGACCTTGCACGTCGCATGTTGAAGGCCCGCCAGTTCGACGAGCTGGAGATGCTGTTCGGCACCGTGCCTGACACGCTCTCACAGCTCATCAGGACCGCGTTCGTTGCACGCGAAGGGTGTCGGTTCATCATCGTCGACTTCAGCGCCATTGAGGCCCGTGTGATCGCTTGGCTGGCATGGTGTGAGTGGCGCCTTGATGTGTTCAACACGCACGGCAAAATTTACGAAGCATCGGCTGAGCAAATGTTTCACTTGCCACCGGGCAGCGTCACCAAGAAGTCGCCTTACCGCCAGAAGGGCAAGATCTCTGAGCTCGCACTCGGCTATCAAGGCGGTGCCGGTGCACTCAAGACAATGGGCGCGTTGGACATGGGCCTGACAGAGGACGAGCTTGACCCGATCAAGGACGCGTGGCGCGCTGCCAACCCTGAGATCGTCCAGCTGTGGTACTCATGTGAAGGCGCAGCCAAGCAGGCAGTGCAGCGTAAGACAAGCGTGACCCTCCACGTCGCCAACAAGCGCGCAAAGCTGGTGTTCGCACTTGAGTCTGGGTTCCTCACGATTGAATTGCCAAGCGGTCGCAAGCTGTTCTATGTCAAGCCTCGCATTGAGGTCGAGGACCTGATCCGCGAGACGTCAGCAGGCGGCAAGTTTGTGGTGGCCCGTGCCGGGTCTCTCACCTACGAAGGCCAAGACCAGAAGACCAAACAGTGGACGCGGCTGTCGACCTACGGCGGCAAGCTGGTGGAGAACATCACACAAGCGGTGGCGCGTGACTGCCTGCGCGAGTCGATGCTGGCACTGGACCAAAGCGGGTACGAGCAGCTGGCCACAGTGCACGACGAGATCATCATGGAGATGGAGAACGGCACGTTGAAGGAAGCCGAAGAGATCATGGGCCGACCCATCGGTTGGGCGCCTGACCTGCCACTGCGCGGCGACGGCTTCGAGACTGAGTACTACATGAAGGAGATCGACTGATGACCGACTGCGTAAAAACAACAGGTATTAAATTTGATACCGACAAACTGGACTACACCCTACTGCCTTGGGATAGTATTGAAGACATCGTAAAAGTGCTGGAGTTCGGAGCACGTAAATACGCCAGAGACAACTGGAAAAATGTCGAAGCTGAGCGATACGTCAAAGCGGCATTCCGCCACTTGGTTGCGTATCAGCAAGGCGAGCGTAGCGATCAAGAGACAGGGCTATCACACCTTGCGCATCTTGGTTGTTGTGTTTTATTTTTATTGAGCATGGAGAAAAACAAATGAACTGGACTCTCGTCATTTACATATACGCCGGCATGCTTGCCAAAGGCGATAGCGTAACGATCACTCACATCGACGGCTTTGCCGGTGAACCGCAATGCGTTGCAGCTGCGAACATCACTAAACAGCTGGTTAATGGAAGCACGAAAGAACACCGCTTTGTGTGTTTTAGAAAGGGCTAAATTATGTGGCCATTCCCACCAGCGACAGGACCAGTGCCTTGGACTAAAGCCCAAGAGCAGCAGTATCAACAAGCGCAACGAGCGCGTCTTCCAGACAGCCCTCTAATCCAAGGATCTTTTAATCATGGAGTTCTCTGATGCTTTCTCTATCTTTATGGCGGGGCTCGCGATCGGGCTCATCGGATCACACTACCTCAACGAACACGAAGTCAAATCAGCCTACCATCGAGGAGTCCTCGACACAATATGGCAGATCCAACTTCACGGCATGCGAGAGCACCTCGCTCGCGTGCTCGGCGTTGCCGGACACAAAGAGGCTAGTAGTTCAGACAGCAGTAACACAGCTGTTTGAAAAGAACTACTTCGACATCTGCAAAGTAGATCAAGTGTTGAAGATGGTGGGCGGACGACAAGCCGGTCCAGCCTACGACATGCTGCACTCACTGCATTGCGTGCACTACGACAAGATGCCGCAAGAGTTGCGCGACCGCCTTCCACATTTGGTGAATGAAGTGCTGCGACAAAAACAAAACACCGACGTCGCTGCGTTCATTGCGCTGCAAGACGTTGACTACTAAGGCGCCGTTATGAAAGTAGACCAATACAAAGTCACGATCAGTTTTGATCTGGCCATCTTGTCTGGGCAAGAGCGATCAGAGCGAGTTGTGCTAGAGCTGAACGGCGTCTTTCACGACGTCATAAAGACTTGGGTCCGAGACCGCCAAGCTATTGCGTCGCCACCATCAACGACCATTGAAGGGGTAGAAAACAAATGACTGTAATCATGAACGCGTTTCATCCCGACTACATCAAGACGTACCACCCAAACTTCTTGACAGACATTCGACTTGAGTCTCGCATGACTCGAGCTGGCCAAGCCTTGTCCGCGCACGTCGACGAAGTGCGCAAGACAAAGCCCAGCCACGGTACAGTGTTTGGCATATCGGACAAAGAGATCTCGGCCACTGCGCCAGCTCACATGCACCGACCAAAGCCTAAGAAGCTCAACCTCGAGAGGACTGAGTTTTTTACATACTCAAAGGCCGGCGCGCCAAAGAAGCGGTCATGAAGACAGTGCTTGCACCCAACGCACCTTGGCCGGGCAAGCCAAAGCCAAAGCCAAAGGTCGAGAAGCAACCGAAACCACCGAAGCCACGCAGCAAACCGCAGAAGACAGACGAGATGTTTGAACAGTGGGCAGCTAAGAACTTAGGTGGCTTGCAATGACTCGCAAACCAATCGGACTGACGACGCCGTACAGGCCGATAGTCCCTGCGAAAGATTGGACCAGTCTTGCACGCGGCGTTCGTGTTGACGGCTACGTTGTAGTCATCACAGCAAAGGGCAACGACAACGCTGCCGCTCGTGAATTGTGTGGCGCGTTGATCGCCGAAATGGAAAAACGAAATGCGAAAAAGAAGTAAGTACAGACCCAAGGGTGTGCGCATCGACACGATGGCATACGTGCAGTCGGGCCTCAAGAAGTTTGACGACGTGAGCGTGGCCGTCACCTTGCGCATCAAGAATCATGCAGCGATGGAAGCCTTGCGCACGGGCACTGCCACGCGCAACGACATCGATGTGCTGATTGGTCAAGGCAACATGGCCGAAGCATTCAGTCGCCTCCGCCCTGACCTCGGTGCTGACTGGGCGACTGAGATCAGAGCCGGGCAAGACGCGCTGCTTGCAGTAACGCGTCGAGGCGTGCAGGCGGGAGATCGTTTTGTTTGTCGAGCCGACGAGCTGGTGGCCATCAACCTAGTGACTCAGATCCACGACGCGCAGCTTGATCAAGTAACAGTCAAAGACATGGAGCTTGCAATGGACATCATCAACAAAGATTGGCGCAGCGGTAAGAGCCGCTCCATCTTCATCAAAGAACCGGAGACAGCATGAGTTTTAAAGTTGACGCCGATGCACTGAAGTCAGTGCTGGACAAATACGCTGAAGAGAAATTGAACCGCGAGATTCGCGACCTTGTTGTGTACAGCTTGCCACCTGAGCTGCATGAAATCTACATGGCCTATGTTGCTGAGGTTGCACGCAAGCGCGAGGCATCTGAGCAACGCATACAGAAGGCCGCTGCCATCCTGTACTACGGAGCGGCTGTTGGCCTTATCGTGATTGGCTTTATTGGGATACTCAAATGAAAATATGGACCGAAGAGTTTGTGAAAGCAAACCCAGAGCTGGCAGCAAACGCCATCGAAACACTCATCGAGTTGGCGCACCACGCGCGCAACCAAACGCTTGATGAGATCGCAAACAAAATAGCGGCCATGCCCTTTGGGGACACGGCCGCTAGTATGTCGATATGGGTGAGGGACCAGAAATTTACTTTGGTTCCTTTCCCCCAACCGTCAGACCTTCCTTGAGGTTTTGCTTCTTCTCATCCAAGCGATCGAGAAGAACTTCTGAACGCTCGTCGGTGTAGAACCCACGGGCGTTTCCGCGTTGGACCGCACGCATCTGCTTTTCGATTTCTCGGATCTGCGCGTTGCGTTTGCTGGCGTTGATTTGCTGAGCAACATCAAGGTCAACAGGTCGCGCCTTGACACCAACCGTTTGCATCGCTGCGTACTTGGCTTGCACTGGCTGGCCCATCTTGTCTGTGCCCGTGTACTCACGGAAATACAGATCGATGTCTTTGCCAGTTGAGTTGGCCAACGCATTCATTGTGCGGTCGAAGTGGTAGTTGAACGGAGCGATCGCAGGCATGACCTGCTTGTACGCCCACTCGCCCCACTTCGCAGCTTTCTCTGCGTCAGTGTCCAAGTCTTTGTCGACAACATCTTTGCCAGTGAACAAGTCACGGTTTGTGATGTAGGCACTGAGCGCTGATATAGCCGGGCTGTTGGGCGTCAACCACGCAGGCAGGGGTAAGCCACCAGTGTTGCTGTTGAAGTCGCCCATGTCGCCACCGGGGAAGATGCGGCTGATGTCCAAGAACACAGGCAAGCCAGTGACGTCGTCCATGCCGAGGCGCACGACCTTTGCAGTGCCGAAGATACTCAAACCTTTTTGCCACTCGGGCAAGTTTGCGCGCTCTTCTTTTTCCAGCAAGCGTGCCTTCTCGCGGAAGTCCGCGTCGACCACGTAGCGCTTCATCAACTCCCACCAGTCATCGTCGCCACCTTCGGTTGCACCTGCGGCTATCGCGTACATCATGGCGTTGGCGCCCATCACCACCGTTGCCGGTGCAGCGAATCGCCAAGGGAACTCGGCTGCTGTTTGAGCAAGGACTGGGATCGCTTTGTAGGTCCACGAAATAAACGGGATGCCGATAGGCGCATCGCGAATCATGCGCGCGCCCTTGGGCAGATCGTCGTATGTGAAGATGAACTTCTGTGCGTAGGTCACTGCATCGTCCACATCGACACCACGCTCGCGTGCGTCGCGGTAGATCAAGTAGCGGAAGAACAAGTCTTCAGCTTCGTAGGCAATGGCCAATGGTTTGCGCAGACCGAGCGACGCAATGTTCCAAGCCATGTTGCCTGCGCGGCCGGCGGCGCTTTCGGTTTTGCCGGCCAACTCTTTCAGCTCATCGGGCAACATGTCGACCAGCTCAGACTGGTTGAACGTGCCGCCGAACAAGCCGGCGTCCTTGCCCTCTTGCACCATGTCTGCGTTGGTGACTAAGTCCTTCAACGCGCCGAGGTACTTCTGGCCATCCCAGTATGAGACGCCAGCGAAGTGAGCCATCGTCAAGTTGGAGATCACGTTGTTGGCGTGAGCCACTGGGTTGAGAACAGTCTTGCCTTCTTTCCACTTCGACAAACCGCTGCGGTACAACTTCATCAAACCGCTTTGCATGGACTCGTCACTTGCAACGAGGTGGTCCATGACTTCGGCCGGCACCCACATACCAGCGAGCGCGCCGTAGCGTTTGGCCACGGTGTCTTCGATGGCTGACTTGGGCACCTGCACGTAGCCTTCTTTCTCGGTGCGAGAAGCGAAGTCTTTGGCCAAGGTTTCGTAGAGGTTGCCAAGAGCGATGTCTCGCTGGCTGCGCATGTAGCCCATAGCGAAACGGAACATGGCGTCACGGATCTCGCCCATGCCTTCACGTTCTTCGCGGCTGTAGTCACGCCACACGGTGATGACGTCGTGCTTGGATGAGTCGAAGTTTTCGTCACGCACTTCCCAGCCTTCGGCGATCCAGTCGTTCAAGTCCTCGACGTTGATTGTCTGGAATTGACCACGGCCTTTGAGGCTGCCGCCACTGATGCCTTGCATGGTGCGCTGTGGCATCACAAGGTTGCGCGCTGCTTTGGCCCAGCCCTTGGCTTCGCTCTTGAGTGTTTGCTCGTAAAAGCGTGGCAGGTATTTGCCCTCCCAACGGCCGGCTGCTTTCTCTGAGATCATGCCCAAGCGAACCAGTTCATCCGACTGCTCGGTCATGATCTCGCTGATCGCAGTGGCCAGCTCGAGGATGTGCTTGGGTGGCTTGACACCAACCATCAACTCACCTTCGATCACATCGCTAACCATCTGGCGCTCATCCTTGGACAGCTCTTGCATTTTCTTGACCACGTCAACGGTCATGTTGCGAGCGCGATCGACCTCAACCTTCATCTTGCGCATGGCCAAGCTAAGCTCAGGACTCATGGGCTTGAGGCGGATCTTGTCCAGTAAGGTATTGGTCAGGTCGGCCACTGCGCGATAGGCTTTGGCGCCTGCGCCGAAACGAGCATAGCCCGCTTCGTTGCGGCTGATGGTCCAGCTCTCGGTCTCTTTGCCCTGCTGCTTGCGGCTGAACATCAACTCGGCTGGATTCTGCCCACGCCATTGAGCTGCGGCAGCAATGAATGCGGGATAGTCTTTGTCCGCAAACTCGTCAACGTTTTTGTAGCCGGCCTCTTCAGCCACGGCTTGCAGGTAGTCTTGCTGCTTGGGCGCGTCTACCGACAGGCTTACCGCGTTGACTGCCCTTTGAGACTCACCCCGGTTGCGGCCTTCGCCAGTAGCGCGCGTTTGGTCGCCAAGAGTTTGGCCCGCGCTTCGGCCTTCTGGGCCGGTGTTAAAACTACGGGTGGTTGCGGCGTAGACTGCTTGGCTGATGCGCCCTGCTTCGAGTTCTTTGTCTGTTGCATTTTGAAGTTTCTCCTTCAAACCTTCTT